ATTATTATTGCTTTTTCCATATTTTTACCTTTCTTTTTAACCGCCAAAACTTGCATAAAATGCATTGATTCCATTGTATCCAATAGCATATTCTGTTTTATATTTTTCTCCACGAAAAACCGGAAACATTGTTGTAAATGTTCCGTTTGAACCTTCTCCATACAGTGATGCTACTATCTCGCCGTCTTTATTTGATATATAAAGCAAGACATACGCCGCAGATGATGCACATCTACTTCGTAAAGTTATAAAACCATCCGCCGGACATGTCCACGTGCTATTATTCCAATACACGTCACCTTTTTGTTGCAGAGGATTTCGCTGCTTTTGAATTATTTTATACAGCAAATTAAACAATCTCATTTCTTGATCAGCTCCCATTTGTCGCTTCGTCCTGGTTCTTGCTCTGTTGTGATTCGTTCTTTTGCACGATAAAGCTTGCTATACCAAATCACGCATGTGCCTTTATCGTAGCTCTCATCTCTCGACCACGGTTTCGCCGTTTTATAAAGCTTTTCGTATTCGCTTAGTTCCGGTTCTCCAAGTTTTTGCCATCTCGACGGCTCAAGTAATGGGCTTTGCTGCACGTCATAAATAAAGTCCTCTTTTGCTCTAAATAACTCGTTGATATAGTTATAAATTTTGTTTTTCCTGATTTTTAAGCCATGATTCAACTTTGGAAAAAGGTTTGGATGCTGCAATAATTCATCATCTTTTTTCCCTTTCACAAATTCATCAAGCAGAAATTCCTTGTCATGTTCAATTCTTTCTTTTTCGATTTCTTCTTTCGATTTTTGATTAAGTAGCTTTTGCTCCGCCTCTTCAATTGTTTCCAGTCCTGTGAGATCTGTTTCCACAAACCTGCCGTATGCGTTCATTCCACTAATGCCATATCCGTCTTGTCTCTTTGTTATTTCCATTTTCTGCTCCTTTATTGTCCTAATAGTTGCATCATTTTTTCAAACTCTGCATCCGAAATTGTATAATCAATATCTCCAACATTCAGACCCTTTCGCAATTTAACTTCAAGATTAACATCTGCAAGGTCTGCTTGTTCTGCAACTTTTCCTATAGCCAGTCCTCGACCGCTGTTATGATAGTCAACAAGAGTAAAAGCTGTTCCGATCTTCTGTACGTACTCCGATGTTTCAAAGTCATCTTTTAGTGTAATTTTTATATCCCATGCAAAATCACCATGACACGGAAGCACTTTATTTCCTGATGTTTTGTAATCTGTCAATACTTCAGATTCATATACACTGTCATATTCGCCTTGTTTGATAAGTTCATATGCAATTTCTTTTGTGTTTTTGTTGTTGATGCTTGCAACATCCGCAGTATATAGTATTTTTATATAATTTCCATTCGCATCAATATCTCCGTTTGCTGTACATCTTTCAATTTTTACATTTGTCAATATTGGTGCATGCCAATCAATGATTCGCAAATCCTTGCTAATCGTTACATTTGTATCTCTACTATCTGTAACTATCGCTTCAATGTTGATGCCATCCCCTTTTGGTACTATTTCTTGATCTTCAGTGACTGGACCGTTTCCTCGAATTTTAAACTTAGTCGATTTGTGTGTTGCCCCGTATTTATATGCTGCTTTTGCAGCAATCTTTATTTTCGATTGATTTTTTACATATCCTCCGTATTTTTTGTAACAATCTGTTTCGTCCCTATCTTCTATTTCTACAAGCGGATACATGTCTGCCGTTGGCTTTACGCTTACTAGCGGCGCATCGATTCTACCAAGGTTTTCGCTTCCGTTAAGCGTGTAAACGCGCACCAGTAACTTTACATTCGAATCAGGAAACTTATTTTTCCATTCGTATGGCAAAGTCCATGTAACGTCTGTTGGAATCTTGTCAGCGATTTTTACCAAAGAGTTCGCATCATTATTAACACCCACATATACATCGTGGGTGAATGCTGTTGATTTTCGATGTGTTAAAATGTCGAATGATTCTCCAAATGTCACCGTAGACTTCGAAGTTGTCGGAGATGATGCACGCGGTATGGTTGTTAACGTTGCTGAATTTGATGTTGTAAGTACACCTACAAGTCTTGTATCAAAGCTTGCGGAGGCATATACAGTTTTTGAACCGTCCGGATTATGCGGAATCCAAATTCCAACACTATGTATTACCTGAGCGCTTCCGTTTACTCTATAATGTCCGGAAAAAGGATAGTTTACCCCATTAACCGTTAGTGTTCCAAATGCATTAGTATGTTCTGCATAATAACCACTTGATGCATGTACAGACAGATAGACTGCCATATAGCTTTGGTTATTAACAATATCCTGCTGCCCTGGTGAAAACCTTATTGATAGCCAATATCCCATCTACTTCACCACCTTTATAAAGCTTAGATTTCCGTTTTCGCGTGGTATGAATGCGAATTTACCTAGCTTTAAGCTGTTTATAAATTCTCCATCTACTGCATAAAACTGTCTGTTCTGCCAGTACGCGATTTCCGCATCGTTCTCAAGAAATTTGATTTTGTCATTTTCTATTTTTAACGTGAGCGGATTGCCCTCTGCTCCGAGTATAATATTCCCATTTTCAAATCTGATGTATTTCCGAATTTGCTCAAACTCAGCATTGCTGCCTGCAATTGCTGCATCAAGATTCTTGCTGAGTCTTTCAAAATTGAAATATATTCCCTCAGATGTTTGTGTGATTGACGTCTTAATTTCGTTGATAATTTGATCTACCAGCTTTGATCTTGATTCTACCTGTTTTATAATCATATCTTGCGTTTGAGATATCTTTGTTGATGTTTCCTCAGAGAGCGAAGAAACCTTGCTATTGATTGATGCATTTGACGTCAAGTCCAATGCCTGGCCAACATCTGCAGCAAGCTTATTTGCCGTTATAGAATTAGCGACAACAGTATCTCCCATCAGTCCGTCTGCTGTGGCAGCTGTTTTCCAAATCCATTCGCCGTTTTGCTTCTTTTCATTCGCTATAAGCATCTTGCCGGCACCAATATAAATCACCTTTGACGGATTTTGATTTATTTGTCTGTCAAAAGAATATAGCCCTGCAGGCAATCCGTATTCGTTTCCAGCCTTTAGATCATAATTATATCCATCTTCACCAAAGTATTGTTTGGTGATTTTTGAAAGAACCTCTTCTCTAATGGATGTAATTCGATTGTTGATTGTTTCTTGCGTCTTCTTGAACTCATTTCTGATAGACTCGTCAAAGCTTTTTGTTACAGTTCCAAACGTAAATGTTTTGGATTCATCCTGTACAACTTCTTTTATGATGCGTACCTCTGCAGCAAATCCTATTTCATCATCTATCACCTGTACGTAGTCTCCAAATGAGCAGTCAATATTTAGATTAACAGCTTCCACGGTGTACTCCGCCTTCGGTTGACTTAGCAGCGCGAGCTCTTTTTTTGTCGTTTCCAGTAATTTAGCTTTATCTGTCTCCTCTTCATCAACAAAGAAACCGAAAACGTGCTTTTTTTCGTTTTCTTTTCCTACTCCATATTTTTCTTTAGCCTCGAGGTTTTCTACATATGATTTTCCGTTATTTATCTCTGCAAAATCTATACGCCTTCCATATCCGCCATCTTCTTGCTCTTCACCTTTTCCAAATCCGTATAGCGCGGTGATTATCGCCTCTGAAGATACTCGTCTTGTAAATTTAGTTATATTCTTTCCAAATTCAAGTCTGCTGTTTGATTTAATTCCTTGCTCTCCGATAACGAGAATCCTCTTCGTTATATCAGCTCCTGACATTTCGTATTCTGCATGCCATTCCACATTATAATCTTGTACTACTTTACTTAGAGCTTCGAACGCGGAAATGTGATAAAAGCTGTTTGTTTGCGTGTGACTTAAATCGTAAGTTGGAAGAACCTTAAGCAGCCATCTTGTATCAGTAAGCAAGGATTCTATTGCATCCTTAACATTTCCCTGTGGTCTTTTGTCGATGATTGGTACTCCTTCAATTTCCTTCAGTGACTCCTGGCAATAGTAGTGATATTCCTTTGTGTCCCCGCGGCTGTATTCAGAGTCAATTATGATAAATTCAAAAGGTTTTTCATTATCGTTTATGATAACCCTATATCCTTTTTCAAGATCAAGCTCACTGTCAAACTCTAAGGTTTTTAACTTTCCGATTTCTTTTGTCAGCTCATAGATTTCATCTATTGCATTGATTTGTTTTTCGTCTCGGTCGTAAACAAAAATCATAGTGCTATCACCTCACGATATGTTGTGTTTGTAGCGCCATTTGATACAATCATTATAGTTTTTCCTTTTTCGAACGAAAAAAATCTCGAATCTGTGCTTAGTTCAATATGTTTTTCGTTTTGTGTAACAGTCTTATTTTCAAGATCTATAATAATTGCACTTGTAGTATTTAGCGCAGTCATCTTAAGTGCATGCCCCTTGCCATCCTTTAGCATCACATTCGGCGCGCTTGGCACGATAGAGATGCTTGCAAAATCTGTGCTGATAATTCCTTGATTGTCTATCGTCAGCTTGCCGCTCTTCTCTTCGCCGTACCACAACCCATCCAGGTTAATAAACGTCAATGATAGCAGCCCATTTTTAAATACGTATTCATCTTCTGCCTCTGCAAGAATCGCTCTACAATGCTTGCCATTTTCTATAAGCGAAATCGGGCTATCAGAGAATGATAGCCCTACGATTTCATCTATTTGTTTTTTTGTTTCGGCTCTTGATGATTTGTCATGAATCCTTATCTTCAGAGATACCTCTTTTAACTGTCTTTTTCTTCCTTGAACACGAGGCTGCCTATTTGCAATTTCGTGATAAAGGATATCATTTGACAGCTTGCTATACTCTATTTTTTCGATTGTGCCAAGCTTATGCAGCTCTATATCGCCTATCCTGACTTCATTTTTTATCATATCAAGCCTCCAGCAAGCTTGCGTCTATTTGACTCCAGAGCAAGTCTGCGTTCTATTTCATCTGCGATTTTACGGATATCCGTATCATCTCTAACTGTCATATTTGCGATATTGATTGTGATCCCTTTGTTAGACTGCGCTGGATTAACTCTTTTAACAGCATCGTCCAAAAACTTATCTAATTTGTGTGTTGGCAATACCGCTTCTCTTCCTGCTTCTCCGACGCCTATAAGACTTGGCTTGTCAAATATTCCTCCCTCTTTATACCAGCTTACGCCAATTTTTGGAGGAAATGCCTTGCTCAGCGGGTTGATTGAACCACTGATACTAAAATGTGGCAAAGGTAGATGCGGCCACTTAAACCTAAAATTAAACAGTCCCTTGATTCTGTCAATTGCTCCTTTTACCAGGTTCGCTGCAGCGTTGATCGGAGTCATTATCGCATTTTTTATTCCGTTCCACACACTTACAGTTGTCGATTTAATAGCGTTCCATATATTAACGAATGTTTCCTTGATTGCATTTAGCTTTTCCCTAACTGCATTAACAATCGAGCTGAATATCGACACCATTGTGTTTTTTATTCCGTTCCAGATTGCCGGAAGCAGGTCCGCTAACCCTGTTTTAAACGCATTTATTATCTGTGGCAATGCTGCAATTAGTGCTTTTGCTACAACCGGAATTGCTTTTACAATCTCTATAAATAACGTTATTGCTCCTTGGATCAGCACTGGTATCAGTGTAGGCATTGCCGCTATAAGCGTAGTTATAAGCGTTGTAAAGCCTTGTATCACTTGAGGAATTATCTGCGGTAATGCATTAACTATTGCCGTGAATAATGTTACTGCCGCATTAACAAGTACCGGAATTAGTGTAGGCATTGCCGCAACCAAGCTATTTACAAGCGTCACGAATCCTTGTATTAACTGTGGAATTATCTGAGGTAATACACTTACTATTGCTGTGAATAATGTTACTGCTGCATTAATTACAGCCGGTAGCATTTGCAAAATTGAGTCTAATACGCGAGGTAATAGAGCTACAATTCCATTTATTATACCTGGCAATTTGCTTGCAATATTGGTTATAAAGGTATTAATCTTAGCACTTAAATCCTCAACGCTTAATCCGGTCTTTGATAGAATCAAAGTAAGTGCTGCAATTGCCGAGATTATCAGTATAATCGGATTTGCCTTCAAGAATCCAAATACACCCTTAAGCCCAACGCTTAATCCAGGCATTATTTTAGCAAGTCCACTAAAAGCTACTCCCATTTTCGTTATAAGACCGCCAACAATAAGTAGTGTTGGTGCTATGACTGCGAATCCTCCACCAATGCCTGTTATTATTGCAAGCGTTCTACCACTCAAATTTGAGAGTATTCCCATGAAGTGACTGAATGCCTCTTGAACTCGAGTTATTGCAGGAAGTAAATACGCTGCGAGCTTAGATCCAATCTGTTGAAACGCAGCTGTAGCAATAAACTTCATCGTGTCGATTTGGTCATTAAATGCATTTGCCTGATCAAGCGTTTCTTGGTCAACAAATTTTATCTTGTTTTTCGCCATTGTATCTGTCACAAGCTTGTATGTCTTACCCATGTCCTCGATCATTGGATTTAATGCAGTTGCACTCTTGCCAAAAATTTGCATTGCTAATGCATCTCGCTCGGTTTCGTTAGTCATTTTTCCAAGCTTTTTAATTACTTCCTGAAATACTTCATCTTGATTTCGCAAATGTCCATCTGCGCCCTTGACTTTAACCCCCAGCATTTCAAAAGCTTTTGCAGCATCCCCTGTCCCTTGCGACGCTGATAGCATGTTTTTTTTGAGCTTTGTCTGCGATTTTGCCATATCTTCAACTGATACATCCACCAAGTCAGCACTTGCTGCATACAGCTGCAGCTGCTTAGTGCTTATTCCGGATGTCTTTGAGAGTGTATTCAAATCGTCTGCTGCTCTACCTGCTTTAACAGCCAATGCGCTAAGACCTCCTGCTACAGCTGCACCGATTTTAGATAGAGGTGCAAGTGCATGCCCGGCAGCTGTTATCTTTCCGCCAACGTCCTGGAACTGCGATCCGAGTTTTCCGAGTGGTGATATTGCTGCTTCGGTCTTTTTGAGCTCCGCATTAAAATACTTTACCTGCGATTCTGCCTGTATTATATTTCTGCGAACCTCCATATATTCACTTGACGTTTTATCCACTCCGGATGCGTCTAAGCTTCTTTGAGCCGCTTTAAACGCTTCAAGTTTTTCTTTAGTTTGCTCAATTTTGCGTTTAAGCTCTACCTGTTTTTGTCCAAGCAATTCTATGTTACCTGGATTGAATTTTAATGCCCTGTTTATTGACTTAAGCGAGCTGTCCACTCCTTTTGTTTCATCCTTGATTTTATTCAAAGATTTACTTAGCTTCGTGGTTTCTCCTCTAAATTCAATTGTGATGCCTTTTATATCTCCAGCCACTAATTACCTCCCAAGCGCATCCCAATCCGCTTGCGTAGCCTGTCGCACGGTAGGTTTTGCACTTTCTTTTTTATCATTTGTTTTTTCGAACTCGTTATATTCGATGCAGTAATCAACGACTTGCCCTATTTCCATTTCGGTTATGCCTTCATAACTTAGCCCTCTTGAAATCGCACCAATTAAGATTCCATCTGTGCTGATTTTGTTACGTTTTCTGCTTTCGCCATTTTGACCAGGTCCTGAAGGCGCTTTAAGTTTTTTGAGCTTACCATTGATTTCGTTAGTAGTCCTGCTACGGCTGGAGCTATAAGGTCAATAGGAAATTCTTCCTGTTGTTCCACCCAGTTTTCGAATGGTACTATCTCTTCTCCATTTTTCTTGCGAGCGTTTGCGTCCATCGCCCAAACGATTTGTAAAAATGTAGTTAACTCTAACCCTGCTAGCGAAAGCATTGCCGATTCAATTTTGTCAGAATCCATGTTTGCGATTTTTTCCTGAACCGTCTCGCCCTCGCTTTCTCCGAGTATATTGATTGCTATGTCTACACCTGCTGAAATTAGTGGCAGAATGTCCGGGAGAATATCTCTCCCGAACTGTGCTCTATAGATCAGCAACCAGTTAATCGAGCTATCGATTTTGATGGAATTATCCTTATCGATTTTTATATTTTTGATTGCCATATATCCCCCTACTCGTTTTTAACAGCCGGAATAGTCGGTGCGCTGAATACGGTTTCGTAGCCAGTGTCACCCTCTGCATATGAAATTTTGACGACACCTGTTTTATTGTCGCCTGTAACTGTTATTGGAAGAGTCTCCTCTTCAACTTCTTTCCCTTCCTCAATTGTCTTATGCTCTCTTTTAATTGCTCCTAGCGAAGCATTGAAGAAGATGTGTCTCCTTTTATTTTTGTCGCCCTTACCCTCAAACGCGAAATAAACCTTCTTCGAAATTCCGCCCTTGATTTGAGCAATTCCTCCATCAGCCATTTCCTTGAAATTGAGAAATGCCGTTTTGAACGCATCAGGAAACAGTGCCATGTTAAGTTCTCCTGCCATACCGTTGTCATTAAAATCGCTGTAATAAACAACGTCATCTGCAAAGAATTTTGATTCCTCGGAATCCACTTCGAGGCTTAATGCTCGCATTCCTGGAACCGCCATTGCCGGCCCCAGCTTTGCTGCTCCGTGTTCGTCGATTTCGTATACTCCAACGTGAAAATTTGATGTACCAAATTCAACTTTATTTTTATTCATGTTTCGTTCCTTTCTGATCTAAACTTCGTAGTAGATCACATATAAATCCTCAGACTCTATATATATGTCTTCAGATTTCTCGTACAAAAAACCACCGTCAAGCAATAGCTTTTCGATGGTCTCTTCTCTCTCTTCGTTTTTTGTTTTAAAATAATATTCTATCCTGTACTTGTTGGCTTTGTGGTATTTTGTATCATCAGCACTTAAAGACCTTTGCCCTGCTCCTAAATACACAATAAACGGCGGCTTCGGAGCGTTCTTAAACACTCCGTATGCCACCGGTATTCCAACTTTTTTTAGCAAATTTTGAAATGTCATAGCTTCTCCAATTCGTCAAGTAGCATTTGCTTTGCTGCATTTTCTGCCGCTTTGATATGCGGTTTTGCTGAAACTCGTCCGTATGTCCCGTGCTGATTTCTCGCGATATGACCTTTTTCTAAAAGATGCGTTAGTTCGCCACGCCTGTTGTATACTGTCACAGCACCTTTTGAATTCCGCTTTAAGGTCCAACTCTTTGCATAACCGCCCGTTTTCCTCGGGCTTGTTCGCTTGAGCATATTGACAGTTTGTCTCGCCACCCTTTGTACTGCTTCATCGGTTTTCCTGTCAAGCTCGCTAGAATAATCCTCTAGGATTTTGCTCATTTGAATTTCAATCGAATCACGCATTCTTTTCAAACCTTTCCTTTACGGTTAGCTCTATAGTGTTGTTGACTATAAACGTCCTAATCACGTCATATAATTTGCCCTCGTATCTAACAATCTTTTGATTATCATAATCATAATAATCAGCTAAAATAAGTTTGAATTCCGGCTTTAACGATACAACAGCGGAATTGTAAAACTCTTGCTGTCCGATTGATGTTCTTTTGCAAAATACTTCCGTCCACTCATACCCTGGTACTTCGTTTAGGTATTCATCTTGCGTCAACGTTTCTCTTCCCAGCTCTGCTATTTCGTTATACATTATCTGCCCTCTTATTTTTCCTCAATCCATCTGCATGAATTTCATAAGCACGATGGTACTTGTCGATAAGACGTTCATCTTCTGTCATTTGCCAAAGACAATAAATGCAAATTGCCCTATTTACAAGCGCATTGTCTTTATCATTTACAACATCTTTTGCTACACCCATTCTCATCAAATCAGCTTCTGCTGCAGCAATTGTTGATTCGATTTCTGCATCTAATTTGTCATGCTTTATTCTCAAGCCATTTTTCACAGATACTTTTCTTTCCATCTTTCGTTATGCTCCTTGCTGAATTAAAAACTGACTTATTATCTCGGATTTTAGCGTTGCTGTAATGTTGTAAGCTCGCTCCCCTGCTATCTTTTTGATATTATCTATAGTTAGTGCGTTAAGTTCTTGCTGCGTGTACTTATGCGCACCGCCCGCCAAGGCGGCAGGGGATTTTATTCCCCCGGCTTAAAGGTAACCTTGACAAATGCTTTTGGATTCTCAAGACCACCATCGAAGATTTCATCTCCTGTGATGATTGTATTTGCAGTCTTTGGTTCGAGTGACTGGAATATCTCAAGTGGTGCATGTGTATTTGCAAGCAGCGTACCCTTGACTCCGAAGTATGCTACATTGTCAGCAAGATTGCTGTCTTTTTTTACTGTTGCACCATAAATTCTACCCTGAACGATAGGATCTGCCATAGGGTTTGGAATGAATGCCTTTGTGCCGTCACCATCCTTTATTCCTGCAAAACCTGTCCAGATAGTCTTTGAGTTTGCATATACAACAACCTCTCCATCTGCATCGATAAGACTCATGATTTCGCGTATTGACTCGTCAGAGTATTTCTTATCCTTCAAGATGTTTGCTGCGGCAATACCGGAATCATCTACCTTTGTTCCTCCGCTTGGTGCAACATTATCAAGTCTTGCGATTAGCACCTTTTCCTTACCCACTCTGATTCTGTCTGCCAGATGCTTCACTAGCCAGTCCTCAAACGCATCGATGCTCTGGAACTTCATTTTTCTTGTGATTGTGGCATGCTTTTTGATCTCGACTCCTGTCATCGGTATCTGGACAAATTCATCCTCTTCATCCTCATTTGCTGTGCCTTCAGCAACACCAGTCGCATCTCCAGCTTTAATTTCTGTGTGTCTTACAAGTGCAAAACCCTCCTCAATTCCTGATGGTGTGGCATCATCAAGGATTGGTGAGTCGCTATGCACGAGCTCTGCAATTTTATTTACAACCGTTACAGGTACAACCGCACCGGTGTTTGCTGTTGTAAATGTAAACGCACGTGTCTCCTCTTCAGATAGTTCGCCAAACAGGTGTTTTCCTCTCTGATCAACGGCAATGGTTTTCAGCCATGCTCTGCGATACACCTCACTGTCTGCACCCTCTGACTTTTCCTCAGCTGATGCGCTTCTCTCTACGATTGTTGCTCCGCTCGAACCGCCATTGATCATCGCAGCTTCTTTAGCTCTCTGCTCTAACTGCATTAGCTCTTTTTCCTTCTGCTTTAGTTTCTTCATCTCATCGATTAGACCTCTCACCTCGTCAGCGCTTTCGCTCTTTGTTACAAGTGCATCAATTTCCTTTAATCTTTCTCTTAATTCCTTTAGATTCATTACTTTTCCTCCATTTTGATTTTTTCATAGTTGTATTTTTCACGAGCTAGGCTTACCGCCTTGATGCTTTCCGCTTTGCGTAATTCACTTTCCGCTGCAAACGCATTTCTCGCTGATATTTCAGTAGCATCGTATGCCGGAATATCAACAACTGAAACATCGTACAGTTTGTCAATTTCCAAGATTTTTCGCAGAACCTTTTCTGTCCCTGTATCTTCATCTTCCGTGATCACATACTCTGACTTTCTGACTGTAAATGCAAATGACATCTTATCGAGGATTCCTCGCTTGATGTCACGATATAGGCTCTTATGTCCTTCATCGTCTTCCCATAGTTCAGTTTCCATGCTGAGCCCTTTATCATCTTTAGATAGCTTTAAACTATCATTTCTCGTCCTCGCAAATACTCTTCCGCAATGATTCATGTTAAATATGACGTCTGACATATCCGCATCATCAAGGGCCTTTGCATCTATGGTTTCCCATATTTCCGAATTCCGGTATTTGCAAATTAAGGTTTCACTGTCAAAAACAACAGGTCTCCCCTTGATTATCATTTGCTCCTGGCCTTCATCAGCAACTTCTCTTGTTTCGATTTGTCCTATATTGAAATCTCGAAACTGCACGTGCTTGTCTTCGATCAGACGCTTTATGTTATCAAGCTCTGCCATTTAATTTTCCTCCTCTTCACTCTCTTCATTTTCTACTGTTTGCGTTCCGACTGGAGCTGTATCCAATCTCCTTATAGGTTCATCTCCGCCTTGCAATGGCGGCAAGTTCAGTGTCCTTCGCCATTCATTTGGCGTCATTGCGCCTCTGTCTACCATGTTCCACAAGTTGAGTTTTTCTGTAGTAGACATAAACTGAATTGTGTTGGCTGAGAACACAATATAGTTGTCAAATCCTTTTTCTCGTTCGGTGAAAACTTTACTTGTAAGTTCTATCGATAACTCCATTAGAAACGGTTCAATGCGTGACTCGTAGAACGCCTGCATTTCCTCCGGAGTCTGCTTGGCCATTAAAATGCTATCGTTAACCCCATAGTAACGCATGATATTTTCTCGGAATTCTTTTATATTTGCGTAATTGCTTACCTGCGGACTCGCCTTAAGCTCCTGATATTCATAAGAATTGTCAATTGTTGCAATGCCACCCTCGTTTGAAATATTTAGATAGTCTCTTACAAAATCTTCTTTGACTTGCTTTAAATCTCCAGGATCCAGCATGGATTTTGTTGTCTTTAAAATACCTCTTAAATTTGCTGTGCTCTTTATCATATTCGAGAGTCCCTCGTTTGATGTATTGAGCATTTCGAGTGTATTTAAGATTGGCGAGTTGCTATCTCCTGATATGTCGTTTTCGTTGTAGTCTTTTCTCAAAACCGCAATGTCATCCCAATGAAATGTATAACTCCTGCCTGACTGAGTCTCAAACTTGATGTATAGGTTATTTGTCGGACTTAATACTCCTTCGAACGATATGTAAGGCATTGGATAAAATCCAATGACCTTATTTCTGTCATCGCGAATTATAATTATAAAGGCAGTATTTTTAAGCTCTAGCATCGTTCGAATTTTAGAGAGAAAAGCTACGCCGTTCATGTATAGATTTGGACGGTCTCTTAGTATCCTCTCTAAGCGCTTATCCGACGAATTCGCCTCTGCCTTTGATGTGTGATAGGCTATCGGTCTTATACATGATCTTACAAGTTCCGATTCCCACTGATTATTCCCGAACCTTGAGAATATCGCCCTATAGCCTCCTATCTCGATGAATTCTCGTAGTTGAGATATTTTCTTTTTTGCTTTTCCAAAAAAGTTGCTAAAGAAGTTCATTTTACCCCTTTCTTGCGACATAGCGCATAAATTCCTCTTCATGATTTTTTAAACATGTGTAAGCGTTTAATGCTGACACTGTTCCGTCTATTCGTCTGTTGTTTTGTAATTTTACAGGCATGATAGACTCTATATTGTCGCTATTGCGCGTTTTAACACCCGTATTCAGCAAGCAGTATAAAAACATAGGATTGTTTTGATACACTACGTTTTTCGCCTCAAATTCTGCTCTGAGCTGCTTCATAGGATATGTCCACGTGTATGCCCCTTGCGCAATCTTCTCCAGCTCAAATCCGTAATTGTTAATCATCTCATCTGCCCAATAACCGGCAAGGGCTCTGTCATATCCAATCCAAAGTGGCCTTATGTTATGCTCTTTAACCATCTTGTAAAACCATAGACTGACCTGCGAATAGTCAACCTGCGTTCCCGGAGATACTGTGAGCCAGCCTTGCTCCGCCCAAAGTGTATATGGAGCTTCAGGTTCTTCCTGACTCATGACATAATCGAGTCTCTGCTGTGGCAAGAAATATTGCTGTAATAGATACTTTTTAGGATCATCTTTTTTACAAACAATAAGACTCGCACACGTAAGGTCAGTTGTTGCTGATAAATCACACCCACCAATAGCGTATGAATTTTCAAGATATGTTATATCTGCAACCTCTTCATTTTGTGCAAGTTTCGGTGTTAGCCATGCTGACTGATTGCTTTCTTGCGCTATGTTAAAGTCCTTAGTCAAAACCGTTGCTTTATATCCAGGATCATTTTTAGCTTTATTCACCGAGTCCTCTAAAAATTCCCTGCTCTTTATTGGTCCCAAGCCAGGATTCGCAAGTATCCAATACTTCGGATTGGTCCACTGGTTTTCATTTTCTAGCACGTAATATAAAAATAAAAAGCGATCGTCTTTCGCGTCGCCTCTTAATATTTTTTTGCCATATTCGACCTGTGCATCAAATATTCCCTGTCTTACAAAGTTGTTTGTTGAGATTGCCCATAGCATCGGTTGCTTCCTGGCAATACTTGACTGAGACTGCTTCATATCATCGTATGGACGTCTGCTTGTGAGTGCTCCCAGCTCGTCAACAATAACGCATGATGCGTTGTATGAGTCAAGCTTCTTGATGTCTGTCGCAAGAGGTTTTATTATGCCAAAATTACCTCTGCAGTATAAATCAAATCCTCTCGGTTTTATATGCTTACGCAATGCAGGTGATTGCTGCACCATATTCCTTGATTCTGTGTACCCCTTCTTCGCTTGGTCTAGCTTTGTCGCTATAAAGTATACCTCCGGAGCTCCTTCGTCATCGTTTATTAGTGCATCAAGTGCAATCGCTGCAGCTTCTGTGGTCTTACCGTTTTTTCTGCCTTCAAAACAATTGACCTCTCTGTATTGCCTTAAATTCTCATCATCGACCATGCCATATGCTGCTTCGAATTTCGCTTTTTGAAAGAGCTCAAGCTTTAACGATGCTCCTTTGTCCCCTTGTGACTGTCTGCAAAACATCTCCATGAAGTCAATGTGCCTGTTTGCAATGTCTAAATCAAGATGAAACCTATCAGGTTGAACCACTCTATTTGCCAAAATCTCATACTGTCTTTTGATAAAATCATTAGCCAATATTTTTCCCGAAAATATAGCATCTGCATACTCGATAATATAACTCATCGCCTTGCTGCCATGAAAGCAAGAAGTTCATCTTGCTCAGCGCTTGTCTCCCCTCTGCTTTCTGCCAAAGTCTTTATTACCGTGTTGTAAGATTTTATCAAATTGTTGTAGACGTCTACCGCTGCTGCCTTTTTATTTCCATACTGATTTTCGCCATTTTTATAAGTCTCTATGATGCCATCTCGCTTAATAATCTCCTCACATTCAATCAATTCTGCGTGCAAAAAAGCCGCTCTATCTATTAATGATGTGACGATATCGTTGTCTGCTCCTAATATTTTTCTAAGTCTTGTTCGCTCTCGCTTTCTAACGCTTTCTCTTTTTTTCTCGTCGTAAATTTGTATAAATTTTCCCAAATGTACCACACCCCCCTCGTGTGCGCGTTTATGTTTACATCTGTCCCTCTCCATCGGTCCCCCCTATGGACACTCCCCTTATTTTTTGAAGGGGGGGTTATGTGTTCTATTCTGTTAGTTTTTTAAAGTATTTATCAACCATCTTGTGTTCGTAATCTTTGTCTATGCGTTTACTATCATTTGCAACTCGCTTATGACACTCTGCCTTGCTAACATCTATCTGAATCACTTCCGCATCTAGCCTCTTTGCTAATGCTTCTCGTTCATATTTGTTTGGCAATGTGGCCGCAATCCATACATGCTTACAGTCTATCAATGAGTCTTTATCTGCTACTAATCCATAAAGATATTCTCTTAGATTTAATGCTAGACCTGTGAGATTGCTGTACTTGCTTTCTCGCGGTTGCCCTAGTGCATCTTTAATTTTATCTAAATCTATAAGCAGATCTCCTGGTTCTTTGTGTTTGGTGATGTATGTGCTCTTGCCTGCCGCTGGTGCGCCTGACACTATGTAAACCTTCGTAAACTTCATTGTGCCGTTATCATAGTAATATCCATTCGTGAGTATCTTATCGACTCTTTCATTTGCGTGTAGTTTATGTCTGTGCTCGGCAAAGTGACAGTCTTTACAAAGACTCTTCAGGTTGTCTAGGTTTAATGCGACTCTTGGGTCCTTTATATTTTCAGGTGTTAGCTCAATAACATGGTGTACCTCTTCAGCAGGATGCATACACCCAGTATTTTGACACATGCCTCCGTCTCTTATAAGTGCCGCTGTCCTTACGTCAGCCCACGCTTTTGATTTATAAAACGCTTTCGCCCATGCTTTTGCCATTTCTTCTCCATAACACAAAAGGCAGCCGTGCCCTTTGCCGACTGCCAATTGTGCATATAATTTTTTAAGAAAGGAGTGAATTATCATTTCCTCACACTGTCATAATAATATATATTTTTTCTCCCGGTGTGTCGCATTTGCTTTAAACAAGCTTTAAGCCTTCTGCAACTTTGAGGATAAATTTTGACTTATAATGACCGTATGTCGCACGCTCTGCATCAGCAGGATAACGATCCCCTCTGATAATGTTATTCCAAATGCCTTTTCTATATTCTTCGGGAATCGTTTTTATCGCGTCGTCAATCACTTTAATTTTGTCGATATATATAGCTCTCCTCTGCGCCTTTATATAGACTTGGTCTATTATGTCTCCGCTCCGTGGCATCCCGTCAGGTGGTGCAGGTGATTCATCTAAAATGTCTTGCGCATTTTCTTTCATGCGAAAATAGTCCCTTATCTGCCAGAGCGTTGTATGATATACAGCGTTAGGTAAAATATACTTATTGTTTTTCTTTCTTTGATAATCTCTTTTCATATCGCGTCCTTTCTTTGCATGTTAAAACTCCTCGAATAAATCGAGTTGGTCATTTCGTATTCTCCTTTGAGATTCAGCTTTTACTTTTTTACCTCTTGGCCAAACCTTATACTTTCTAGGTTCGTCTAATGCAATCTCGACATACTCTAAGTGCTCAACTTTTGTAAATGGGTGCTCGTACCTTCTTATGCTATCTTGGTCGATGTAGTATCCAGGCATTGGCTTAGGATCATCAAATAGCTCAACGCCACTTACAAATTCCCGCTTAACTACCGGCTTCACCAAATTTCTTGAAGTCGAATATCTTCTCTTGTGTGCACTCTCTTCAGTTCTGAATGTCTTCTGCGTTTCTTTGATGAGATAGCTCGCAAGCCTGCAATAGTTTCCTGTCTTGTCAAGCGCAGACATTTTTATCCATCCTTTCGACCATAAGTCATTTACAGTTTTTACGTTTACTGTATTTAAAACAAGGTGGTGATGTATTCTATGGTTTTCGTATTCTGTTACAGCGATGTACTTTAGCTCAATGCCTTCTTTGCGTAAATCACGCCTTAGCTTTTTTATGAAACATTCTAAGTCTTTTTTCGCCTGGGTTGTGCTTGGTGCTTCATCGCCATAGGTTAGTGTGAAATGTCCACTGCCATAACCAAAGTTTGCAGCGAGCAATCTTCTGAGATTTCGCTCAGCGATTCTGTCATTATTCTTTTGTACTTTTTCAGAGCTAGGATTAACTCTTTTTCCACGTCTGCCTCTATGGTTTCCTGTCGGTAATTTTATTATGTGATCTATCATGCGACCAGCTACACATGTTTCTCTTATGATTTTTTGCTCAGCCATGATTTCCTCTTCAACGATTCCCTTTTGTTAATACTCTTATCAAGCTCGAATGCGAGACTTCCACTCGCGATGTTTTTCTACATATATGTATGTAGTTTTTATAATGACATTTTGAACTTATCACACATTGCTATAACTTGTATTGCTTCCATAGCCGCATTGACCGCATGCTCTCTTATTCTATCGACTCTTTTCTTTTGCACATTGATGTCTTCATTTCTTCTGATATACAACCACCAAGAATTTATTGTTTTTTCCATTTCTGCCGCTTCCTCTGAAAGCTCTTGGACTTCTTCCAGTATTACTGCGTACCCCTCAGGGCTACTGTGAAATAGCGGAAATTTTTCATTAGCAGTTATCAATTCTTTTTTTGCAAGCATTTCTATTTCGTTTCTCATTTTTGTTTGTTCCTTTCATCCTATTTTATAGCCCTAAAGGGAAGCTCATGCTCCCCTTTAATCCTCATATATTATTTTCATCCCAAGCCGCAACGCTGTGAGTCTTTCTATGCACGCTCCCTTTGAACCTTCCCAGTTTTTTAACATGTAGATTGTCTTGCACATCTTTAGCAGCCGGATATCAATATCCATGATTTCATCATATGTCAGGTTTGCGCTTTGATATGCCGATTCGAATCTCATTGGATTAACGATTCTTTCATATTCTTCTTCAAGAAGCTTTTCCGCTTTGTCAAATGCTGCTCTTGCATCTTCTTCCTTAAGTCCTGTAATTGGTCCTGAGATATAAATGCTTCTGCATGTATTACATTTCTTTGCTATCATTTTTATGCCTCCATCAATTCCGGGGTTTCCCATATATTGCCTATTACTTCTATTTCTGCTTTGCCTTTTTGATATACAATCGCAAAATAATTTTCAAAAGGATCGTGCGTTCCCTTTTTATCTTCAATGACTACTTCGCAACAAGCTTCTACCACTTGCCCTATCGTTTCCACTGTTTCTAATTCGTTTTCCTGGTTTGGTCTTACTCCTCGCACTATATCACCTATATATATTTCTTTTCTGTTCTTATCCCTTTTCCCGGTTGATTGCATAAACACAAAATCGTTATATAGTGATTTTAAAGGAATGGTTGAACATTTCTGGAATATCATTCCTTGTACAGTCATTGGTTTTATCATTGTGTTGTCAAGCTTGCACCATGCTCTATATTTGTTTCGCATCTTATTTATCTCCTGACTTTATATTTTTCATTCGTAAGAATCTTTCAAGCATGCCAACAAGTTCCTCTTCAGCTAGCTTGTGTCCGGATGTTCCGATAACGGTTACCATCTTAGGTTTCTTTCTACTTGCATAGACCTTTTCGCCTTTTTGATAAACGCTCCAGTTGTCATCAATTGCTACTCTCATGATTAGCCTCCTTTAGAATGTTGTTTTGCTTTTTGATTTTTAGATAACATCCGAAGCATACAGTGATTTCCTCTTCAGCCATTTCTGTATAAAATGCATTATTCCGGCTCAGTTTCTTTCCGCACAGAGCACATCGCTTCGCTTTTTCTTTCTTCATCATCTGCCGCCTTTTCCTTTTTCGCTTATCAATGTAAGTATCACTAGTGTTGCGCAAATCACTATTGTTATTTTTAGTGCCATGTTTATTCTCCTTTTTTATAATCTATCAATCTCATTACCAACGCTCCCTTTCAATCACTTCTAAATCGTGTAAATCATGCTTGTATTCATCCAGAAACTTGCTCAATATGTCTTTGCTTACGTCATCGACTGTTTCGTCATTTAACAATTTTTCAATATCCTCTATTTCCGATTCAAGGAAATAGCTTGCGTAAACTATCAATCTAGCTTGAGGTGTCATTACTGTTCCTCCTTGTATGGTTTTGGTAGTTCCATCCACGCTATAACTTCAATTCCCTCGTCTATTTCGTCCAGCGGTGATTGCCCGTATTCTGATAGATAATCTTCACACACAGAAGAAAACCACCACCACTTCTTGTTGCAATAATACGCAGCGGCTACATCTGGCTTGTCTTTTATGTCTTGGTAGTATGACGCGGGGTTTCGGTTTACATAAGTTATCAGCACTGGTATCAATTTATCGGGTAGCGTTCTTGATACAGGCGTCCAATGCCACTGCTGTACAGTTGGTTGTTTTTTAATTAAATCTACAATTTCATTTTGAAAAAACACATTATCTTTATGTGATTTCATTACAGTTATCAACCTATTTGCGTCTATTAATCTCATGTTATTTCTCCTTATAATCGCTCAATCTGATTTGACATTATCTGTCTGAGTGCCGCTTTCATTTTGTCGCCCTTTTCTTGATCCTCTGCAGCCACATCCTCTATAGATGCCAAGCAAGAATTAAACGACTCCTGAAGTAAATCTGATTTAACCTTGAATATTGCCAGTGCTTTGTTTTCGCTATTTGATAGTGCGGTTTGCAACTTGTTGATAACACTCTGCGATTCCTCGTACTTCTTTGTGATGTCCTCTAACGACTTGCTCGTTTTTGCCTCAGCTTCCTTTTGAGCTTCTTTAAGCTTTTCCTTTGTCTTCTGAAGATTTGCCTCTGCAGTCTCTAGCTTCTTCTTTAGTTTTTCGATTTCCTCTTCAGCTTCAGGTGTGCTTTGCGAGTTTTCATTTTCAGCTTCTCTTTCAGATTCTCTTCTTGCTTCTTCGAGCTGTCTTTTTAACGCTTCTATTTCTTCCTCTAGATTCGCCTGTTCTTCTTCCGATGCTCTTGCATGTTCCTGTGCTGTTTTCTTTTCAGATTTTAGCCTGGATATTTCGTCTTGTAGTTCCCTGACTGACATGTCGCCGGCACCCTCTTTTATGACCTCTTCGACCACATCCTCCGGAGCTGCTAAAAGTGCCCAAACCTTTGAAATTCCAAAATCCGCAAACGTTTGCGTTTTTGAAAATATGCTATTTTCATCCTTGCATTTTTGTGCCCAGCGCATCATGTTTTCAGCCTTTCTTTTACTGAAAGTTAGGTTGTCTTTACACCAGGTTTCAAATTCTCCGTGATCCAATCTTGCTTTTACTTCTATTAGTCTTTCGCCCGCTGATGCAGCAAGCTGCAATCCTATGTTGCCGATTGTCTCCATTTGTTGATATATAGTATTTACTTCTATACATAACTGCTCTGTTGTTATTTCCTCTAAGTTTTTAATTTCTTTATAATCTGTCTCCACAATGTTCATCATGATGCTTTTCTTCCCTTCTTCGCCTTTTCATTTACTATATTTTTAAACCAATAATCACAAAATGCTTTTATCTCATCTGATACAATTGCATTTCCTTTTCCTCTAAGTTGTACAATTCGCTTTTTATCTCCGCTGAGCTCCAAAGTTGCAATTGGCTCATCAGGTACTTTTACCGTCCTTACTGTAAATATGTAGCAATGGCCCAATATTAGTTTTGTGCTATAAGATGCAACGCAATGATGCATCTTTATTCCTTCTGCTTGAAGCTCTTCTATGCTTGCAATCGGTCTTACTACTAATGTTTCGCTTGCAAATGTGAATTTCTTCACTTTCCCGAGAATCTTCTTGTATTCTTTTTCTTGTTGTATTGCTCGTCTGCGTTTTTCCTCGTTTATCTTCTTGTTTATCTCGTCTGTAAGTTTTTCATGAGACTCCCTTAGGTTTTTAGGGTATAAATAATATTCTTCTAACGGATATCCCAGTTCTTTTAGTTGTTTTAAATAATCTTTGTAGTCGTATACAATTAATCGATTATTGTCGAGTTCCTTCTGCTTAGATATATATTCACTTATCTTTATAGGATTTTCTTCTTTTGTAAAATCGCTTAGATAATCGCTTACAGATAAAAACACTGAATTAAATGCGTCCATGTTTTTCTTTGATATCTTTGCTTGATATTTTTTCAAGAATTTGTACGTTCCTATATTATCTGTGCTCTTATATCCCCATTGATTTAGCTTGCTGATTTCTGTCTTTGTGATGCCTAGCATCTTCTCCAAGCTATCCCCTCTCCAATTTACTTTGATATGATTTGCTTGATTATAGATGCGATCTTTTATTATTTCCTCATATCCTAGTTTCTTAAGATATTCTGCTTGTGGATACTTGCTATATACATATATAAGTTTCATCAGATGGCTTTCATCATATGCATCGTGGATTCCTATATTTGCGTACTTTAAAAATCCATTAGATAAAGCATCCTGGACGCTTTCATGCATTGAACATTGATATCTTCTCAATTCTGCAGGGATGAAAGTTCTTATTCCTTTTCCAGTATCTTTTCTAAATGGTTCCTTTGGACTTCCGTTCCACCAATTTCGATACCATGCTTCTTGTTTGTCTCTGGAGAAAAAGAGCACTTCATCTATGCTTATCTCTGCCTTCATATTTTTGATATGGTTCCAATCTTCTGCAACATATCTATAAAATACAGATGCCACCGCTATTCGAATGTCCTTATCTGTATGTGTCGCAAAGATTAATGTTCTGTCGACAATCATATTGCGTGTATGTGGCCATGTTACTCTGCGTTTGCCACAGCAAGGGCAAGTTTCATATTCATCTGCGTGATATATATTTAAATACTTGTAGTCTTTATCACAGCTTAGGCAGTGTGCTTCTTTCTTAAATCTGTTATAAATAATTGGGTAGTTGATTTCGTCGTTCAGATATTCTTTTAGTTTAGTTGGCCATTTTATTCTGTATGGGAGTTTTTGTTTTTCTTTGTAGAAATTCATAGCAACCTCCTCTAAAGCAGTTCTGTTATGTCTATAACCTTTGACTGTGATTTTGTGTGTTTGTCCTCTTCAGTGATTTCATAGTAAGCTTCAGCTTTTTCAAAACACTCTTTGTCTGATATATACGCACCGCTTCCTGCTGCACATTTTGTAGATTTGCTTTTTGCCTCTTTCCATATTTCATCACAAAAAGCCTTTAGCGATTTATTTTCAGCTAAAAGCTTTGTTGCTACCGCATCCGTCTTGCAGATGTCAGTCAAGTGTTCCTCAATCATCTGCGAAAATGCGTCCTTTATTGATAGTGCCTCTTCAGTGATTTTTGCAATTGCACTGTTGATAAGTTCTTTGTTCATTTCTCTTTCCTTTCCATTAAAACTATATGTATCTAAAACCCTGTTCTCTTAATCTCTCTAACCTATTCAGTTCTGCCGTGCAGTTTCTTTCTTCACTTAGCAATAAATTGCCATTTCGTGGTTTATTTCTTTTGTATTGCCGTTTGGCTTCATTTTCCAGGTATGTGATTTTATGCTTTAAGCGTTTAACCTCGTCATCAATGACAATAGTTTTGTTAACCGCGTGCCATGTACATCTAAATGTTCCTGCATCGTATGTATCGCAGTTCTCACAGCACTGTACACATACCGCTATACCTCCACACTTTGGACATTGTCTCGTCTCCCTTGGATTTGCTCTACCACAAGCCGGGCAGCTGTTATTCTTCATCTTCATTTCTTACATATATAAGCAAATGCTCTGCAATAGCTTTAAGCTCTTGCTTATCAAAGATTTGTACATCGACTTCCTCTGCAGCTTCCCTTCCTGCTGCACGTGCCATTACTATATCTAATGCTGATGCTTTTGCTTTAAGTTTTACTGTCGCAGTAATTAACTTAGCCGCTACCTCAATTGGTTCATCGTTTTCGTAGATTTTTATCATTTTTATTTCCTTTTTGATTTTCTTGTTATAAAATATCTGTAATATCATTAATATGATTGGAGATTAATTATGAAAAAAATTAAATGTTCATATAAACTTACTGAATCGAATGTTTCCACACTTCTTTTTACTCTCGATCTCATGCTTAACATTTATTTTGATAATGTTGACTATGAAGTTGAAGGATATTATATAGATTGTGCTGAGAACGCAATTCATATGCTTAAGAACAATGTCAAGAAAATTCCGTTTGAAGAATTTGAAGTTATGGTTATATCTATCTGTCTTGCTAAACAAATCATTAATAATTCCCATACATATGAGTTTATTGACGAGGAAACCTATGATTTTGCATCTCATATTTTTGATATCAATAGTCTCTATGACCAATTTAAGCCTTATTTTGAATACATTGACTTTGAACTTTTGGAATCATAAATAAACTCTATACTGAAATTATTTTTTATTGCCTTTTTTGAAATCTTAGTCCTTCCTTTTTCTTTTCGCATCATTCGTCTGATTTTTCTCATTGTCCTCGGTTCAATGTGCATTAAATTAGTTTCTTGCATTGCTAAGTATCCTATCTGCATATTCTCGCCCTTCCACGGTGTTTCCTGAATTGTAAACACTCAATGCATCCCTGTAGTTTCCGTATTTGTTGACTAATTCCGATAGTATGTCGCAGCCGAGCGTGATATTTTGTTCGGGATCATATAAATCCGTTACTCCGAGCCTCTTCATCCTTTCCTTATGCCAACGCTCCTGGATTTGCATGAGTCCAACGCTTTGCCCATTATCGCCTTCAGCTGATGCAACCCATCCGCTCTCCTCTTCAATTAGTGCTTTTATGACATCTGGATTTAATCCATACTTTTTGGCCATCTTTTCGATATGATTATTTGTTTCAAGTTCCGTTACTGCGACCGGATCAGGCAAATCCTTTGTATAGACTTCCGGATGGTCTATTGCGGTTGCTATTGCATTAAGTCCAAGCACTATTATCATCCCTACGGTTAATGTAGCTATTTGTTTAATTTGTTTAATCATTTTCACAGAGTTCTCCTTTCCGCAAAGACTTCTGCTACGTCATCTACGTAGTACATCTTTGCTTTCCCACGCGGATCGTATTGCAAATCTTTTAATAAAACGCTTGCACGATCTCGACTCATCTTTGTTAGTCTTGCTACCGCTGCAATGCTTATTAGTATCGAGCCGCCGTTTCCTTGCAGCAGATCTTTTTTGATTTGTGTCTTAGTCATTTGCGACTCCTTTCCGTTGTTGTGATATAATTACTCTTGAAGTTTTTATGAAAAATAGGAGGTATTATGTCTTTATCCGATAAAATTAATATTTTTTTAGCAGTTTCATCATTATTAATTGCGGTGATTTCAATACTTGTTTCAATTTTTACTCTGAGACAAAACTCTAAAATGATTGAGAACGCTAGTAGGCCATATATCGTTGTGTACAGCGGTATAGTTAATTGTCAATCACCTCAATGTATTTTAGTTTTGAAGAACTTCGGCAATAGTTCGGCCGTTATTGAAAGCCTTAAAATATCCTCTTCGATTTCAAGTTATCTTGTTTTTCCTAATAAGTTGCCTTTTGCAGGTATCGAAGGACTTAGTTTTGCACCATCTCAAGCGATGAGGTGCTCATTGAAATATCCTGAATCAGGCTCAGACATTAAACCTATTGAAATTTCGATAAAATATACTGCGGGCAAAAAACATTATTTTGAAACATTCACTATAAATCCAGTAGCAGAAAACTCAAACTGTATAACTAGAGGTTCTACTGAAAATAAAGAACTTAGGAATATTTCATATGCTTTGCAAGATATTACCGAAAAACTGCTATAGGCTAACTTTCTTTGATTTTAGCCTTTCGATATATTCATCTAAGATATATCGAATCACTTCATATGTTTGGTTTTCATCTTCCAATACAGTTTTCAAAGCTGAGCTAATAGCATGCTCAGCTTTATCTATTTGATTTTCATCAATAATTAGTCCACTTGGCAATTTTGTGTAGCACGATGGATTCCAATCTTCCATTTCTTTCTCCTTTCTTGCTTATCGTTTAATATTACTTAAAGTTATATAACTGGCAAAAAAATATAGTCCTTAGATATATTATAGATTCTACACATCATTTCGAACTGTGCTGGTTTTGGTATTATTTTTCCTTTCTCCCAGTTCACAATGGTTTGCTTACTAATATGCATTTCTCTTGCTACATCTTCTTGTGTCATCCCGGCATTAACCCTTGCGGCAGCTAAGCTGATTTGTAATCTATCTTCCATTTTTTGAACCTCCTTTCTAGTTTACACCTCGAGTATAATATAACTAAAAGTTATTGTCAATACTTAAAGTTATATTATTTTACTTTTTGCCTTGCTACTTATAACATTTTGTTTTATAATATCGCTACGGAGGGTTAATGAAATGATGAATTCTGATATTAATATGAGAATCGCTACTAATCTTAATCGCTTGATGGAGCATCACGATGTCACTCAATTAGAATTAGCTGAATATATGAATGTCTCTCAGGCAACTATATCTAATTGGTGTAAAGGTTCTAAAATGCCAAGAATGGATAAAATTGATAAGTTATGCCAATTCTTTAATGTAAGCAGAACTGAACTTATGGATAGTCACTCAACAGATTTGAGTAATATCACAAACATTTCTTTCCCGGCAGCTCGCCCTATTCCAATGCTGTGTGATATCTGTGCTGGTAATGGCATATTCTGCGAGGAAAATTTCGATGGATATTTTTTCATGGATCAATCCATAAAAGCGGATTTCTGTGTGCGTGTACGTGGCAATAGTATGATTGATGCTTGTATCTCTAATAACGACATTGCTTTTATAAAAAAGACTTATGACTACAGAAACAACTCCGTATATGCCGTGTTGCTAAACTCTGAGTGCGAGGCTACTTTAAAAAAA